GGTGTAATACACCGCGTTCCCACTTGAGGCCAAGGCTGCCGCCGTGGTCGTTGAAGCGTTAGTCGAAACAAATACCGCCCAATATGGAGGAACCAAACAGCCAAACAGTTGAGCAATCGAAGTAGGTGGGAAGCCAACAATGCTCGACGCCGTAGTGTCCACGGTCAGAACAGTCAGCAATCTTGCGAATCCATCACGTTCTTCCGTATCGGTAAAGGAAGCCGCACCTTCTGTTCCCCACGTCCCTGTAGCAGCAGCAGGCCATGTCGGGGTATCGTTCAATGCGCCAACGATATAGACATACACCGCGCCTGCCTGCCTGTTTGAAGCATGAGTAGTGAACGTGCCAGATACAAGATAATCCAGATACTCGTTTGATGTATTGTTTACTGACGCGCTAGACCATCCGATTAACGGATAGCCAGTTGAGTTGTCAGCAGCAAGGGAGTGCAGATTAGTGACCGTCATTGCCGACGATGCGGCATAGTCAATCAGGATTGAGCCAGCCATTATGAGCTCCTTGCCTGTTCGATTTCGTCAGGGGTGATCGTGCCTTCGCGGGTCAGAATAGCAGGGTCGTCACTTGTTCCTGTTCCAGTGGCATACAGTTTTTCGATTTCGAGCGCCAGACCTTTCCACGCTTCTCGCATAGCTACGCGGCTACCATTGTTGACATTGGTGCCGAATGGATTTTCGAAACCGGCGCGACGGTCATCACGGGACATATCAAAGATACCCACCGTAGAGGATGACAGCATGAGTTGAAGCCGCTGCATATTAAGCGAACTCATTCCGTCAATATCAGTACCCTGCCATGCGTTTCCGGTTTCGTCTGCCGTTACGTCCTTGCGCCAATACACGAAGTCAGGAACAGCCACGGCATTCAGCACATCAGCAATCTCAGAATTGCCGGAATTGTTATTAGGCTGCGCGGCAAGTTCCGGATCAGAATTGATATAATCCTTGAGTATTGCTTGTTCTTCAGTAGTAAGCATTTAATTCTCCTTACGGCATTGCCGTGTAGACCAGCGAAGAGCAGGACACAATGTCAGTCGGTGCAACCACCAAACCACCTGTAAAGTCAATGTCAGACCCAGAGGCAGCTACTTGACAGTGCGCTTGAACTACCCCGGCAGAAGACTCAATTGTCGCGTAAGCTACAGTACCACCTACCGGGCTAGTATCGTCAGCTATGGCGTTGGCAGTAATCGCTCCACTTGCAGGTGCCCCAAATGAAGTAGCGCTCAATGCTAGAGATGCAACTTCTGCTCCGGGTGCATTCGCTGTTGACGGACTGGCGCGATACACCAGTTTACCGCTTGGGGTGGCATTGATGATAGTGGTGCATACTGCGTTACGAAAGGTTGTGGTGTGGGTCGTGCTCATATTCATTCTCCTTTGGGTAGACTACAATTGTTCCGGGTATGGAAGTAAGGGTCACTTCTCTTTGCTTTCCAGTCAGAGTGTCGGTAATAGTAAGCACCATTGTCATTTGGGCTTCGTCGGCCTTAATCTCACTCATCATCATCCTCCTGTACTTTAGAAATTGAACTGATGGGTATTCCGTCATTGTCATACTTTAACGTATGTTTGCGAGGACGTAGTGCTTTCTTGACTAACTCTGTCAATTTCGCAATCTGCCCGGATTCATTATCAGGTTTTGATGGGGCCTCGACAGCAGCAGCAGCAGCAGCAGCAGTATTTGCCCTTGTCTCGGCTTCCTGAAGTTTAACCTGCTTCGACAATTCGGCGTCTGCTGACTTCATTGCCATTTCCATCTGGAATTTTTCTCGCTCGAAAATCATTTCTTGCTGATGTTTATCTTCAGCAAACTTCATTTCTTGCTCGTTCTTAATCATCTCCATTTGAAGTTTTTGTTGTTCTGCTTGGGACTTCATTTGCAACTCGGCCTGCTTGATTTGCTGGTCTATCTGCTTGGATTGCGTTTCCATTTGCATCCGTTGCTGCTCCATCTGCATCTCAGCCTGCATCTTCTGCTGCTCCGGGTCAGGCGGTGGCGGTTCAGGGTTCTTCTGCTTCTGCTCGTAGTCCTGAATGGTCTTGTCTATCAGCGCCTCCATGTCCTTGCTGCCAGCATAGCCAGCAGCGGCATACTTCAACATGCCGAGAATGAGAGGAGCAGCAGCAGGCTCCGACTTGAGGATGGTGGCCGACGATTGCAGGTAAGTGGCGACGCTGGTGACGAACTCAGTACGCTCTTTCTTCTCGGCAGCGTAGTCGGCCATCTTCATGCTGTCGCTATCAACGCTGATGCGCCATTCAAACTCCTCCGCGTTCTTAATCAATGCCATTGCTAGCACAACAAGCGCGTGGTCTTTACCATCCTCGGTGTATTCAATCCCCGACATCTTGGCAATAATTTCTGGCTCAAAGTGCTTGGCTATGATTTCGGCCTTGATTCTGAAGATTTCGCTGGCGAACCGGGCAGCGGCGGATTGGAGCCGCTGGATTCGGATGTTGGCGAAGTTTGCCTTGAGTTGTTGTGCCCCCAGAGTCTCGCTAGCTTTCGAAGCTCCGCGAACCACATCTGATATTCCGTTGAGTTCATAAATCTGCCCCTTGATGTCTTCACGCGCCTGCCGCAAATTCTGCAAGGCATTGACTACAGTGTCCAGAGGCAACCAATCGACAGCGCCCTTGACCCCACCCTTTTCAGCGAACATCGCCCAGTTGTCCACAGGTATCAACTGGTTGTCCGACCCTTCACCCAACATGCGCTGGACACCATCGGCCTGCTTGTCGTAAACCCCGACAACCTTACACGCCCTGTGCAGCGACGCTATGCGGTCGTTAACGTCGTCCAGTTCCTTGTACTGGTCTTGGAGCAGGTAGTAGTCTGCCGTGGGCACACAGTTGGAAGTGGTTGTCAGTGCGAACAACGGCTTCGGGCAAGGCTCAAAGCCCTCCAGCTTCAGCGGGTCGTCGCGCTCGTCCAGCAACTCCTGCATACCCTTGGACAGCCACAGCACGGTACGGGTCTGCCTGTCCCAGATTTCATAGACGATGGCCTTCTTGAGCACGTCATTGATGGGCGTAACGGAGTCGGTAGCCAGCTTGGGCGAGTAGTCCAGCGGCACACGGTTAGCCTTCTCCTCGCCAAAACGCTCGGTCAGGCTGTCCTTGTCCATGTAGACCCTGCGGCCTACCCAACGGCGCTCTGCCCACGTGCGACAGGGCGACCAGATAAAGTCTTCCCAGTGTACGTGCTCTACCACGACCTCCTGATGGCTTATCTCCTCCATCGTCTCCGGCTCTTGCGGCTCGGGCACGGTCATATCGGGGGAAGGCTCGGGGGTCATCTCCACCGGAACGGGCACCTGCTGAGTCTCTACCACCAGACGCAACCATGCGAAGCCGCCACCGGGCACCAGACGGTCTTCAATAGCATCCTCCATGACCTGCGAGAAGTTGCAGCTTGTCTCATCCAAGTCCTGCGTAATCGCTCGCTGCATAATCAACGCGGCGACACGGGCAACGTCATCGTCGGCATCCTGAAACTTACGCTCCACCAACACCTTCGGCACCTTGGCATACAGTGCGGCCTGCATGATGCCGACATTGGTGGTAAACAGGTTGAACTTCTTGTCCAGCCCGTCAATGGCGCCCTTACGGTCATCCTTGTAGCGCTTGACTATCTTGCGACCGCGTTCATGCCATTCCTTGTTTTCCTGCTCGGCATTGGTAATCTCGTCACGCCAACGCTGATAACGCCCCTCTGGCGTAGCGTCAGCCTTGGTGACGGACTTGATCTTACTGGTATTGCTGTCGTATGCGCTCATGGCTATATCCTGCGATGTGATCGAACGGGGGCGTCCTCGAACAGTTGGTCGAGGGTCATATCCTGTATGGTTGGCGCTTTAGTGGGTACTACGGTCAATGCTGGGCGCGCTAGGGACATCATGCGACGCCCTAGGAGGGCTAGTGTATCCACACCATCGTCTACGCCTTGGCCTACTGCATTGGGAAACATAAGGAGCTCTTTAGTCAGCCACGTAGTAAATGGCGCTGACGGGGGCAGATAAACCTTACGTCGCTTGAACTGTCCGCGTAGGCCCGCTGCGCGTGTCTCCTTGTCCTGCCCTCTCATGGGCAACATCTTCCATGGAACGCTAGTACCCAGCTCTCTGGCTTTAGTCGCTACAAGTGGCATGAAGACCTTCGCCGCGTTGTCGTCATCTATGAGGGCCTCACGGGGGTGGTACGTCTGCGACAGTGCTACTAGGCGCGACGCACTTACTGCTACGTCCACCCTAGCACGCTCAGCATGCACCACGTCCCAGTCACCCTTGGCGTCGATAGCAACGACCGCATGCACGGTATAGTCTCCCTTGTTGACCGACAAGGCCAAGTCAGTCATAAGATACGTAACACTATCGGCGGTGAGAGCGGGCGTAGGCCTAAACTGTATGTCCTCTGTGGACACCCAGCTGCCTTCGTCTGCAGGCGGCTCTTGTTGGTACAGGGTGCGCCACTTAAAGTCATCGCGCTTAGCATCTAGTACCATCTCGTGGGTATACCACTCAGGCCACAGGCGCTCTCCAGGGGCTCTACCTAGGGGGTCCTGCGTAGACGTGCACTCCATTTCGAGCTTCAAAACACGCTGCCGGCGCGTAGGCGTGGCGATGTTCCTATCAATTAAGTACCCTGCTAGGTCATTTGGTGCGAGCCGTTGGCATATTAGGACGAGCTTAGCTTTGGGTTTAAGCCGTGTAATGAAGTCTGTCTCATACCAGCTATGCACTTTAGCTAGTTGCGTGAGTGAGGAGGCCTGCTCAAAGCCGCTAATGGGGTCATCTATAATCCCTAGGTCGGCACGGAAGCCCAAAATACCTGTTCCTACGCCTGCGCCATAAAACTCGCCCTTCTGCTCAGTCGCCCAGCGGCCGGCAGATTTACTGTCCGTTGATAGCTGGACGCCGAAGAGAGCCTCGAAACGTGGGTCACCCACTATATTACGGACGCGCCTACCCCACTTTTCAGCCAATTCAGTTGAA